AAGAATTGTTATGCTATGTTAGATATATTGCTGATCACGGGAAAGATGCATCAGGCGAAGCTTCTATAGAACAACGCAATGAGTTTATCGATCATGCGCATAAAATATTAAATTTAATTGGAGAAGAAAACGTATGATTAAGCTATTAGGTAATAATGTATTATTAACTGAAGTAGAAAAAGATGTAAAAACCGCGGGTGGTATTATCCTTACTGGTGAAACTTCGAAGGCTGTAAAGCCAGGATTAGTGTTAGCGATCGGTGATTTGGTAACAAATATTCCTGTAGGTAAACGCGTCTATGTTGCATGGGACGGTGCTATGCCGATCGATCATGAAGGTGACCGTGCTTGTATTGTTGATGCGACTAAAATTAAAGCCGTATTAGGAGACGATTAAGATGGCAAGTGGACAGTGGGAAGGTGGCAAAGGTAGTAACCAGCGTAAAGCTGGCAATCAAAAACAGTTTGATAACAATTGGGATGCGATCTTTGGTAAAAAGAATAAAGCATCCGATAATAAGGCGGAGCCTGATAATGAAAAACATAACTCAGTTTCGAAAAAACCCAGTTAAGAAAAATATGGATAAGTTCCATAGTCCTGATACTCATATCGATAAGAAGAAAGAAGAAAAGAAAAATCCAACTGAAACTATCCGTGGAAGGGAAAATTGGTATGAAAGACCTTAGTCAATCAAGAAAGAAGTGGAATAGTTTAACTGACTTTAAAGCCGTAATCGAATCAAGTGGCGGTAAAGAGAAAGTTAAACTATTCGAAGGACACACTCTCATCACAAATAAATTTGTGTATCAGCTATTCGATGGACAAATATCTAAAACTAAGTTATAACCTTATAACAAATCAATCTAAGAATAATGCACAAAAGGGTGTACACTCATCGATGCGTATGATATAATGGTTATCTAAATTAATAAAAATAGAACTTATATTATGAACGATAGACTTATAGAAATTATTTTGATTTTTACTGCAAGCTTTATTGCTGGTGGGTTTTTAATGGCCCTCTTCCATTTAGCTTATAATGCGTTGATGGGGTCATAATTATGAATTACAAAAACCGTGTACTTCTTTTAATAAGTGTTTTACTTCTTATATCGATATCATACATGCCGGTATACGCTCATGATGAAGCACGACAAAGCGAATACAGTTGTCTAATGGAAGCTGTTTATTTTGAAGCAGGTAATCAACCATTCGTTGGTAAGATTGCAGTTGCTCAAGTTATTATTAATCGTGTTGATTCTAATCGTTATCCTAATACAATTTGTGGTGTCGTACATGAAGGTCCAATAAGCGAATGGTGGTGGGATAATCATTCTAAGGTAGTTCCAATTAAATGGAAGTGTCAGTTCTCATATTATTGTGATGGCAAAGAAGAAGAAGCATTTGAAGGTAAAAACTGGAACGATAGCGAAAGAGCTGCACTTATGGTTATGAATGGAATGATTAACGATGTGACTGAAGGTGCAACACATTACCATGCTGATTATGTCGAACCTTACTGGGCAAAGAAAATGAATCGTACAGTAACGATTGATAATCATTTATTTTTTAAACGCTAATATTGTATAAATATAACTTTAAGCTTTATGTAGGGTTGTCAAATGTGCGTAGTCGCAGTAAAATATTTTAAGAATATCGGATGGGTTGGTGCTAAGAATCGTGATCGATCGTACTTAGCTGATGTTGAAATTACTCAATCGAATCGAGATGATATTCAAAGACTCTATATAGATGATAAGCTTAGTCGATACACTGAAGGATTAAATGAAAATGGTGTATCGATTTTATCTGCTTCTCTATCTGTTAAGAGTGATGAGAAGGAAGGTGATAAAGCTGCTAATCAAGATCGATATAAGAAGACTAACTATATGTCACCAGATGGCAAAAAGATTAGAGATGCTTTAAAGATCAAAGATCCATTAAAGGCTGCAAAGTATCTCATTCAGAATGAGCTAGCAGGTATGACATACATATTCAATCAAAATGAATGCTGGTTGGTCGAAGGTGGCTTCACCGAAAAGAAAGAAGATGTAAAAGACAGAGACTATATTCATAAGCTTATAAAGATTAAAGATCAATCAGTAAGAACCAATCACGGTATTGAGTTACCTCAGCTTGGCTATAAGGTTGATTCTAAAGATCCTAGCTTTCGTAAATCGCGCAAATCATCAGAAGAAAGATTGCGTGTTGCAACCGAAGAAGTTAAGAAAGTAACAAATCCATTAGAGATGATTGATGCTTTAGCCGTATCTCCGAATAGCGATCCATTCATGAATCCTATTCGACATGGAGATCCAAAGAAAAAAGAAATGGTAACAACTGGTCAATTATTGCTTGTACCGGCTGATCGTACATTGCACTATAGACCAATATATTCTTCAGTATCGTTTACATATAATAAGTTAAATGGTCCTGAAGCTAAAACGTTTTTTGAAATAGTTAGTTCACGTAAATTATTAGGATTTAAAGAGTATAAAAAATGACTGTAGATATTAATAACTTTGATTTTGGTTTTACTGCTGTAGATGAAGATGAACTCGAAGCAGTACAACAAGCGCAATCGGATCTAACTGATCTGAATCATACAGCAGAGGATGCGCAAGGCAAACTAGACAGATTGTACAATGCTATATTGCCATTATTAAGCAACCTTAAAAAGAACCCAGAAAAAGATTATATCCATTGGCCGAATCGTACAGAAAAGGTTGAAGCATTTGAAGATATGATCTCAAAAATTATACGATAGGAGTTATAATGAAATTAAGTAAGAACTTTAGCTTAGCTGAATTTACAAAGAGTCAGACTGCAGAACGTAAAGGAATTGATAATACTCCTAACGAAGAACACATGGCTGCCGCAGTAGTATTGTTTGATAAGGTAGTACAACCAGTAAGAGATCACTTTGGTCCAACTGTATTGAATAGTGGATATCGTGGTCCTGAATTAAACGAAGCAGTTGGTGGTAGTTCTAAGTCACAACACTGCAAAGGTCAAGCAGCAGATATTGAAGTACCAGGCGTTCCTAATGCTGAACTAGCAGAATGGATTAAAGAGAACTGTGACTTCGATCAACTTATTCTTGAGTTCTACACTCCAGGCATTCCTGATAGTGGTTGGGTTCATGTATCATACGTCAGTGAAGAAGATAACCGTAAGAGTATTCTTACAGCTTCTCGCATCGACGGTAAAACAAACTACAGCGTTGGATTAAACGCTTAAGGAGAAAAGAAAATGTCACAAGTAATTACTCTATTAGGAACATCATATGAAACAATGGCAACACCTAGTAATATGGACTTAGCAAGTTTGGTTTGTATACATAACACCGCCGGTTCAACTGTTGTATTAACAGTCGCGTCTGTTGGTGACAGCAAGCCAACGTTTCCTGGCACAATTCGAATTGGCCCAAAGGAAACTTTTTTTATAAATAAAGGTCCTACTGATACTATTTCCGGTGGCACTAACGGTCACTTAGTTGCAACAAAAGTCATGGCTGGTGGATAAAAAATAAACACGATTTAAAGGTGTATTTGTATAAATAAATGTATAAGCGGTGGAGATGAGATGAAAAAATATATTATTGTTTTGTTATTAATATGCAATGTTGTGCTAGCTGAAGATGACGTTGACAGTACGAATACACAAGAAGGTAGTTTAAATACATCTAATGTGAGTTCCACCGTTAGTAGTAATAATACAACAACTGATACATCTTCTACTACGACTAATAATGGTGCTGGTGCAGGAAAGCCTATTCCGCCTCCATCAGCTATTAGTCCATCATATATGAGTAATGGAGTGGAAACGTGTCTTCAAGGCGCATCCGGATCTATTTCTACTAGTGTTGTTGGAATATCCGGTGGTAAGTTTAAAGCGGATGATAACTGTAATAGAAGAAGAGATACTAAAGTATTATCTGATCTTGGCATGAAAGTGGCTGCGGTTGCTCGAATGTGTCAAGATCTAGATGTATGGCGTTCTATGTTTATATCAGGAACTCCATGCCCTATTCTAGCAAGAGGGAAATTGCTAGTAGGAAAGCGGGCATATTTGGCTATGAAGTCAAGTCCTGAATTGTATATTCCAGATTATGGTTTTGTTATAAAAGGTAAGGGAGATCACAGAGTTTGTGACGTCAAGAAAGGTAAGAAGACTTGCCGCGATATTGAACCAACAGTGATCTCAAAATATAATACTACCCAAGAGTGGTATAACAAAATTCTAGGAATAGGAGAAATAAATGAAACTGAGACAGATGAAAACGGCAGCGGTATGTCTATTTCTGAGCGGTTCCGTAGCGGCGACGACAGCTGAACTAGATAATCTAGTAGCTACTTCTACAGCCCTCGTAAGTCAGATCGACCTTGGCATCCAATATGTCGGCGCTGCAACCACTGCACGTTATGAACCAGATCCTTTTGTTGCTGAATATGGCATACAAGCAAACGCATACATAACATCCGAACAGGCAGAAGCATACAATAGCGCGTTAGCTGGCATGACTAATTTTCAAGCATATACTGCCACTGAGTTCTTGACTGATCAAGGTAATATTCAACTTGAATTGATGGAAGATGCAATTAATGATTTTACCAGTGTTGTAGTAGATATGTCTACTGTAGTACAGGTAGCTGATATGGCTGTTGAAGCACAACAAACAGATGATGTTAAGAAACAAGAAGATCTCCAAAAATACGTCGTTAACAATGCCGAAATCCTAACCATTGACCAAACTGATGTTGATTCATATAACCAAAGTCTAGATGATGTCGCCGAACACGCTAATGCCGCTGGTGCTTATTTGGCTGTTGCAGGAAATACTGAAGCTACAGACTTCTTAAATAATGCTGCGCTTGAATCAGGCAATACATTTACCGATGCTGCAGATACTCTTGCATTCGATCACAGCAATAACTTAGTTACAGTCGATTGGTCTAATGCTGTAACGCTAGGTGTATATATTGACGGCTCTTATGATACTGCTATTGATGTAATGAAATCAAATAGTGAAATTCTAGCTCTCGGTTCTGCAAGCGACTTCTATCTAAACGGTCCAACTGCCAGCAATTATGACTGTTTCATTGGCTCAGGCGAGAATTTGGCAGATTGTCATGATGGAGGTCAATAATGAAAGTTGACGGTGTAGGATTTAGTGGAGCACAAATCGCAATTGTACTAGCATTTATCTCTACAATTGCAGGGGGAATATGGACAGCTTCTTCTGTCTATGCAAGACTTGAAGCGGTAGAAGCATATGATATACCTGATACGACTGTTCTCCATGAGGACATCCAGTTGATTAAACAGGAACTCGATGATAATGATATCTCTCAACTACAAGCAAAATTAGCAACGATTGGTGTTAACCTTGAAACAATCATGGGACAACAAACTAAGTTACTTCTTCTTCAAGAGAAGTTAGTTGCTGTTGAGAAAGAAATGGAAGCCATGAAAGGTGTAGTACAACGGGCTGAAGTATCTGTTAAAGATGTCGAAAAGTTTGAAGGTAAAGTTTCTAAGATGCAGAGAGAAATACAAGAACTCTGGGATGGAATGGATTACCTTAGCAATCCTCTAAAGTAAACAAAAGACCGCCCTCCGGCGGTTTTTTTACGCATGTTGAAAGAAGACCACAAATGACTATATAGTCACGCTTTAGGGTGTACATTAGTCGCAGAATAGCTTATAATACCCATATAAATTAATCAAAGGAGAAAAGAATGAGAAGGACCGCTGTTAGAAGAGCTACTGGTGCAAAGAGACTCCCTAACCGATTCCAGCAAACAATCATTGTTACTGAAGATGATATAACAAAAAGTAATAAGCTTATATCAAAAGAATCTAAAAAAAATGAAAATAACAGTGTACATTCGTTAAAAATCTTGGTATAATAGCTACATAAATTAATTAAACAGGACTTCAAAAATGCTTCTCAACCTTACTGGATCAACTAAAGCAAACCGTGATATAGCTACTACCGCAGCGGTATTTGCTATGATGGAGCTTGGTCTTACTCGGTTAAGCAGTTTGGACATAGACATTGCCTTTAAAAACTTAGGTGAGGGCAGTTATGGTTTATGTTCAGTCGCTGAGACTGAGAACTCTGGTCGCAATAAGCCAATGAGAAGTTTCATTATTGAAGTAAATAAGACCATGAACATCAGCATGATTGTTCGCACGGTACTTCATGAAATGGTTCATGTTAGACAGTTCGCAAGAGGCCAATTAGATACTACTGTCAATCCTAAGGGAATACGATGGAAGTCAGCCCATGTTAATGATGATACTGTAGACTATATGGATCTACCTTGGGAAAAAGAAGCACACAAATTAGAAGAGAAATTAGCAGCGAAATTTTGGAGCGCAAACTTAGTATGAACCCAGTATATAATGATTATATTTCAGATAAAATTAAAAATGCATTGATCAGCGATAGCGCTGCTAAAGAGTCTCTTATACACGATATCCAAGGTCCATATATGGATTTGGATGAAGACGAAGGATACTTACTATCACTTAAGCGCACTATTAAAGTGATGGATGAAAACGGAAAAACTTACAAAGTAACTATTGAAGAAGAATAAGGACTATATTATGTTAGTATATAAACTGAATAAGATGACCAACATGGTAAACGTCATGGATTTACCCGTGACACAAAAACAACTGGATATATACGAGAATACAAACACTCTCGTCCAGGATGTTTTTCCTACTCTCGATGCTGATCAGCGCGAGTTCCTCATCACCGGTATGATGCCCGGTGAGTACGAAAGCTTTTTAACCGAAGGATAAGAATATGGCAGAACCAAGTTTAGCATATTTTGTAATGTTCGCCCTTGTTGGTGGACCCATGAGTTGTGCAGCAGCAATCTTTGCGTTGGATATTTATAAAAGAAATTTCAAATAATAGTGTACATTCACGTATACTCATGGTATAATAGCCATATAAATTGATAATACAGGATCTATATTATGCTTCACTTTACAGATTACATTACGTTTAAAGTCACTGAAGTCGAAAGCACTGTAGCTTATGATGCACTAGATTATATCTATACTGTCGTAGTTAATGGTGCTTCAAATAACTTCGAAGAACTTCATGAAGCTGCTGAGTTTGTTTCGCAACAAATGCCAACGCGTTGGAATGCAGAAGATATCAAAACAATTATGTTAGCTAACATACAGTAGGATTATATTATGAAAGAATCAAAACCGCTTACTCAAGCACAACGTTTACGTATGATCAAAAAGGCTCATAAAAACGTTCAGAAAAAAACAAAGCTTCAAGATCGTATTGCTCTACAAGATACTCGTGCTCTTACTAAGTCTGTAAAGAAAGCTGGTCAGCACGCACCAAAGAATCTTGATGCTTTCTCAGAACAAAATATGTATTACTCAGATAGAGAAGTTGATGACTTTATCAAAGGTTCTACAATGTACGAAAACTATCAGTCAATGCAGGATGACTATTAATGATGTATACTAATTCTTTGCGCTATGATATGCATGGGCGCAAACGTAAATCAAAGGCATTAAATAAGCCCAAGAAGTACAAACCAGAATTTCAACCGATGGAATTAAGTGTAACGTCAGTACATGCATTACGTGGGGATAGACAGGAATATAAGTCTGCTCCTCTCACACCACCGGTAGAAACTGTACAAGATGATTCTTATAAGAAAGAAATCTCTGCACAGTATACTGTATCAATTGCATTCAATAAAGGTGCATATCAAGTAGTTCCTAAAAGCGATATTAAGCACATAGGAAAATAACTGTTTACATGCTGTTAAAAATGTGTTATAATATAGTTATTATTAGAGGAGAGAATTTATGGCGTCAGCAGCACTAGAAAAGCAACGAGCTAAAGGTAGAAGTAATCGTACTTCCATCGAAAGCCAACACCTTGGTCCAATGCCAGTTTACACAGAGGCTACTACACCAAAAGATGAAATTGGATATTGGGCTAAGTGGAGTAAAGCTGCGAACTGGTTTAACTATAAGCTTAGCCCGAAGGATTTTAAGGGTGAGGCAATTCGTTATGCTAAGGAATATCTTCAGCTCGATAAAGATGACTTAAAGAATCTTAAGAAGCTTAAAGATGGTCGTTTCTTACCAGTATCAAAGCTGACAGCCATTCACTTCACTGGGTTTAATTATAACGATAGGGAACGTAATCTTATTGTTGCTCATATAAACGGTCTAATTGAAGAGGGTAAGCAAATCGTTGAAGAAGAAGTTGTAGAAGATACAGCTGAACCTAAAGTGATTGTATCGATTCAAGATCGTATGCGTACTAAAATGATGGAAACACTCTATGCTGAATTCGATGAAGCTGTAGTTGATCCTTGGCTTGATAAGGATTTTACTTCAAAGTTTGATGCATTCAATGCAATTAAACGACATGGTATTAAAGGTCCAGGCGTTAAAATGTTTGCTGATCAAATACAACCATTGTATAATGAATTAAATGAATCATATAATAAAGAGTGTGAACAAGCTGTTGAAGCATATTCTCATTGGACAAGACCTCAGTTAAAGAAAGCAATTAAGCAATTAGATACTGTTTTATCTGATATTGAAAAAGCTCAAATGGCAAATAAAGCAGTACGTAAGACTCGTGCTATTAAGCCAAAGTCTTCAGATAAACAAGTGTCCAAGCTTAATTATCTGAAGGAAGATATTGGTAGTAAGTTAGCGTCTATCAGTCCTCTTCAGATCCCAGGTGCGAGGGTCCTATATGTTTATAATGTTAAACAGAAGAGGCTTACAGAGTTCGTTACAGACAACTCTGCGGGGTTCATGGTGCAAGGTTCGACATTAAAGAACTTTGATGCTACATTAAGTAGATCATGTGGGCTTCGAAAGCCGGATGATGTACTACCAGAGATTCTAAAGAAGACACAGAAACAAATTGATAATGTCTTTAAAGGTCTTACTACGAAGGTCAGTGTACCAGCTGGTCGAATTAATAAGGATTGTATATTACTGAGGGTCATGAATTGAGTGAATTAGAAGACTTTAAAATAATGACAAAGAAAAGATTCTCTGCTGCAGTCGAATCAATTGTCATAACAAAACGGTTAAGTTATATTGATGCCATTACATACTTAGCTGAAGAAAGAATGATGGACTATACAAACGTAAAGCGGCTGTTATCAGAATCCATTAGACAAAAGTTAGAAGTAGAAGCATCAGAGTTAAAATTAATCAAAGTAGAAACTGGCAACAAATTGCCACTGTAATAAAATTAAATTAAACTATAAAGGAAACAAAAATGAGTATTATTATTCCATCATCACCAAACGATCGTAAGACCATTAAAGATGCAATGACTGAAATTTCTAATTCAATGGTTCGAATCGATTCAGAGAAAGCTTATATTAAAGACGCTATTGAAGCTCTTAATGATAAAGTTGATATCGATAAGAAATATCTGAATAAGTTGGCTCGAGTATATCATAAGCAAACACTTGCTCAAGTGACTGGCGAAATGGAAGACTTGGAAGCATTATATGAGTCTTGTCTTAAGTAAAATGGATCCATTCGAGTCTTATAAACTTTATAACGCATTAAAGCTACATTTTGAAACAGATGGGTATAATGCAGTGAAGTACCATTATAAGACTCGGGTGAATCCTCAATCTTTCTTTAAACGAAGAGACAAGTATTTCTTTGCTAAGTTGGGTAAGACATACGGTAAAGATCTTGTTAAGTATTATGTGTCTAACTTCATTAAGGACGTAAAGTATGTTGGTGATATGCTAGGTCCTGATGGTGAAGCTAACTATAATGATATGATTAAGGTCCATGAATCGTTATCTTATAGGTTTAAAAACGATATAAATAAACTATCATCATTGGTCAACTCATTTGATGAATTGCTAGAATGTCAAGATAACGAATACCCAGTAGTTATTAAAGCATTTATGCAAGAAGAAATTTGTTTAGAAACTGTGGTCATACTTCATAAGCTCACAGGGTTTATGAATAAAGCAGATAAACAAATAACAGAGACTATCATGTGGCCTGATATCTCACGTAAAGTTCATAAGTACGATCCATACGTTTCGATTGACCGAAATAAAATGATTAAGATCGTAACAAAAGCCTTTACAAATTAATGATAGTGTGTTATAATATAATTTATATTATGTACAAAGTGGATAATTCAGACAATACAATTAATACAACGGAGAAAAAATAAAATGTCTTTAAGTAATTTAAAATCTAGTCGTGGCTCGTCCATTGACAAACTCGTTCAAGCAGCAGAAGCTGTATCTCAAAAAGCAGAAACAAAATCATACGGTGATGACCGTTTTTGGAAACCTTCGCGTGATAAAGCCGGTAATGGTTATGCAGTAGTTCGATTCCTTCCACCCAAGGAAGGTGAAGATCTACCGTGGGCTCGTTATTGGGATCATGGTTTTCAAGGTCCAACCGGTATGTGGTATATCGAAAACTCATTGACTTCTATTGGACAGGATGATCCAGTTTCAGAAGCAAACACCATTCTATGGAATAGTGGTCGAGATGAAGATAAAGCACTTGCTCGTGAACGTAAGCGTCGTCTACATTATGTATCAAATATCCTTGTTATCTCGGATCCTTCTAACCCAGAGAATGAAGGTAAAGTATTCCTTTATAAGTTTGGTAAGAAGATCTTTGATAAGATTATGGATGTAATGCAACCTCAGTTCCAAGATGAAGATCCTGTCAACCCTTATGATTTCTGGGAAGGTGCTGACTTTAAGATTAAGATTCGTAAGGTTGAAGGTTGGGTTAACTACGACAAGTCAGAGTTTGGTAGTCAATCAGCTCTGTATAACTCAGACGAAGAAAAGCTAGAAGAAGTATATGCTAAGGTTCATTCCCTTGCAGACTTCACTAAGGCTGAAAACTACAAGTCATATGCTGAATTGAAAGCTAAGTTCAATAAGGTATTGGGTGTAGAAGCTGGTCCTATTGCAGCAGAACCTGTAGTC